CATCTGCTCCATTCGGACATGGTGCTTACACCAACCCAATTTTCGTTGGTTCTAATGGTAGTGAATCAATGGTTCCTGCAGTAATCTTCTCAACTGGTTCAGATGATAACACTTCATCTAACGGAGTTCAGTATAGTGGTATCGATTTAGAAAGTGCTGTTGTTAAAATCAATAACAGACATTACTTATCACCTATTCCTGAATCTGCTACAACTGGTGCTAACACTGCATTCGCATTCGATGCTGATGTAACTGCAATTGTTAATGGTGTAGTATCTACTAAAAACTTTGGATATACAATTACAACGTCAGATACAACTGAAATGATTAACAAGAGACAATTCATTGTAGGATTCCAAGGTGGATTTGATGGTGTATCACCAGTAATTAAACCAGCAAAAGCAGGAGATGTTGAAGTACAAGGTACTTGGGGTGAAGGAAACTCACAAGGATTTGACTTATCTACTTCAACTGCAAGTGGTTCAGTTGCTTATGTAAAAGCAGTTAATTCAGTATCTAACCCAGATGATTTCGATATTAACTTAGTATCTGCACCTGGTGTAGTTCGTAGATTACACTCTTATGTATTCGATAAAATCGTTGATATGTGTGAAGCTCGCGAAGATTGTTTCTACATTGGTGAAGTAACTGACTACAACGATACTATTGATGATGCAGTAGACCAAGGACAAGCAATAGATTCTAACTATGTTGGTACTTACTATCCATGGGTTAAAACAATCGATTCAAGAACTAATCGTTTATTAACAGTTCCACCATCAGTATTGATGCCAGGAATCTATGCTGCTAACGATGCTATTGCTGCTGAGTGGTTTGCTCCTGCAGGTCTTAATCGTGGTGGTATTGTAGGTGCTGTTTCCGTATTGAATAGATTAACACACTCTGAAAGAGATACTCTATATGAAGGAAAAATCAACCCTATCGCTCAATTCCCAGGAGAAGGTATTGTTGCATTCGGTCAGAAAACCCTTCAAGATAGAGCTTCAGCTCTTGATAGAATCAATGTTCGTAGATTACTTATCAAAGTTAAGAAGTATGTTGCTTCAACTTCACGATACTTGTTATTCGAACAAAACACTGCTCAGACTCGTGCAAGATTCTTAAACACTGTTAATCCTTATTTCGAAGGAATCCAACAAAGACAAGGTTTATATGCGTTTAGAGTAGTAATGGACGAAACGAATAACACTCCTGATGTAATTGATAGAAACATCTTGGCTGGTCAGATTTATTTACAACCAACTAAGACTGCTGAATTCATTGTACTTGACTTCAACATTCTACCAACAGGAGCAACCTTTACGGCGTAATTAAAAAATAAAAGTAAACTATATTTATAGTAGTATAATAGGAGAAAACAAAAAATGGCAGAAGTATTAGAATTTAACGATATGTTCTATACCAACTTCGAACCGAAGATGAAGAACAGATTCATCATGGAAATCGATGGTATTCCTTCATATCTTATTAGAGTTGCTAACAGACCTTCAATTCAGTTTGAAAAAGTAACCCTTGACCATATTAATGTTAAAAGACAATTAAAAGGTAAAGGTGAATGGCAAGATGTAGAACTTACTCTTTTTGACCCAATCGTTCCTAGTGGAGCTCAAGCGGTAATGGAATGGGTAAGAACATCTCACGAATCAATCACAGGTCGTGATGGATATGCTGAATTCTACAAAAAAGACATTCAATGTTATATGTTAGGTCCTGTTGGTGATAAAATTGAACAATGGACTCTTAAAGGTGCATTTATTACCACTGCTGCTTTTGGTGATTTAGATTGGTCTTCTAATGACCCTGCTGAAATTACAGTTACTCTTGCTTATGATTATGCAATTTTAGAATTCTAAAATCTCAATATACTACAACTTTACAAAAGAGTTCTCTTCGTGAGAACTCTTTTTTTTTCAACTTTTTTTATTTTATATATTTATATACAAACATTAAAATATTAGTTTATGGCTGATTACAATTTTCCAACGGAAGTAATAGAACTTCCATCTAAAGGATTAATTTATCCTGAAGGACACCCGTTATCAAAGGGTCAAGTGGAAATCAAGTATATGACTGCGAAAGAAGAGGATATACTTGCTTCACAAAATTTGATAAGAAAGGGGGTGGTACTTGATAAGTTGTTCGAATCAATCGTGGTTGATAAGGATGTGAACATTGGTGATATTTTCATTGGTGATAAAAACGCTATTCTTCTTGCAACTCGTATTCTTGGTTATGGTGCTGAATATAAAGTAGAAGTATCAGACCCATTCTCAGGAGAACCACAAAAGGTAACAATTGACTTATCTAAAGTACAAACCAAAGAAGTTGATGAAACTCTATTAAACAGAGAGAATTCTTATTCATACACCCTTCCAAGTGGTAAAAACATTAAATTTAGATTACTTACCCATAAAGACGAACAGGATATTAACGCAGAAATTCAAGCATTAAATCGTTTAACCAAAGGTGATAATGTAGTTTCTCAAGACGTTACTACTCGTTTACGATATATGATTACCGAAGTTGATGGTAATGATGATAAAGGATTCATTAATAAGTTCGTTAGAGAAGGGTTACTTGCTCGTGACTCTCGTTCACTTCGAAATTATGTTCAAGAAATCAGTCCAGACTTAGATTTACGATTTAATTTCGTATCTGATATTACGGGTGAAGAGGAGGCACTCGATATCCCATTCGGGGTTTCGTTTTTTTACCCTTCCGAGTGATTATAGTATTCAACTCCATTCTCAAATGTTTGAAATGGTTAATTTCGGAAATGGTTTTACTTGGTCAGATGTATATCACATGCCAATCCATTGGAGAAATTTCTACTTCAAGAAATTAGTTGAAGTTAAAAAGAAAGAGAAAGAAGAATACGATAAAGTATCAAAAAAGAGTTCATCAAAAGGACCAAGTGTAAGAGTGAGGAAATAATTTCCTCACTTTTTTTATACTTTATATTTATATAAGACACATTATATAAAGGAGTGAGCATGTCTAAACAAGACTTAAAAGAACTTAATGCAGTATCAAGATTCATAGGTGATTTCTTTGATGGTATAAAAACCAATACTTCCAATAGATTTTTAGCTCGTGCTAAAAAAAGAGGTATACCAAAAGAAGTCATTAAAAAAATGGAAAAGATACAAAAAGAAAAAGACGAATTAGAAAAAATCTTTTCTAAATACTCTAAATAATATAGATGGCTCGAGATAGAAACGAAATAATCAAAGAAGCCAGAGAAATACAACGGGAGTTAAATAAACTTACCAAAGAAAATACAGCACTCAATAATGAACAAATAAAAAGACAAGAAGAATTAGTTGAAAAACAAAAAGAACTTCGTTTAGAACTAAAAAAATCTATTCAAGATAGACTTGATTTATTTAAGACAGAAGAAAGTTCATTGTCTTCAATTTCTTCTATGTATGAACCTTTAATAGAGTCACAAAGAGAAAGTTTATCTATTGCATCGCAAATGAATAATCTAAGTGATGATCAAATAACAGCAGTTAATGAAATTCAGCGTATAAATAGAGATATAGCAAGTCTTTCTATTGAAGATGTTCAAACAAGAAGTGCATTAACAAATGAATATAGAGACCAATTAGGAGTATTACAAGAAACTTTACATGGTAATACAAAACTTATTCAGACACTAAAACAACAAAATAGTCTTGCAAACGATTATGCGAACATGACTCGTGATGAAAAATCTGCATTAGACTTACAAAATCAAGCTGCTGAAAAGTTAAAACAAACTTTCCAAGGTATATCGGAAACAGTTCAAACTACTGTAATGCGATTATTTTCTGTTAAAGGTGCACTTGGTGGTGCCATTTTTGCTGCAGGTGAATTAGTCAGTAGAATTGGACAGGTTAATAAAGAGTTAGGAACAACCTTAACACAGACAGATGGTGTTGGTAGAAGTGCAGGGGTATTATCCTTTATATTTGAAGATGCTGCTGGTACTGCAAAAAACTTATCAAGTGAATTAGGTTCAACTGAACGGGCTACATTTGGATTACAAGCCAATGTTGGTCTAATGGCCATGAATATGGGCATCTCCAATTCAGAAGCTGCAAACTTAGTTGGTTCGTTTACTCGTCTGAATGGAAACTCTACCGATATTGCATCAGATATGGTTGCAACTTCAAGAGAGTTTGCAAGACAAAATGGAATTATACCTTCTCAGTTAATGGCAGACCTTGCTAATTCAGCAGAAGAATTTGCGTTATTTGGAAAACAAGGTGGTCAAAATATATTAGAAGCATCAGGTTATGCTGCAAGACTTGGTGTTAATATGAAAACCATAAGTGGTGTTGCAGAAAACCTTTTAGATTTTGAATCTTCGATTACCAAAGAATTAGAATTAGGTGCAATGTTGGGTAGAAATATCAACTTGAACAAAGCACGAGAATTGGCATTTCAAGGTGATATAGAAGGAGCAACAAAAGAAACCCTTAATGCATTAGGTGGTCAAGCTGCATTTGAAAGAATGAACTACTACCAA